AGGGACAGTAAGACCATCCCCCGTCCCATCAAAGTACGCAGACCCACCGTTAGTAGCAACGTCATAGGGGTAGGTAGCGACGAACGGATTGAACGAGCCTTGGGTCGTGTTACCGTTGCGGGTGACGGTGAAGTTGTTGGTGCTGGTGTCGAAGAACTGATTGTTGTTCTGCGGTACGTTGGTCTGTAGGGTCAGCAGTGCTGTACCAGAAATAGCAGTCAGTTGGGCTGTAGGCGGCGTAAAAGCAGATGTGTAGACTGCTGTGCCATTGACAACCCGGAAATTAGATATGTACCCGTCAAAGTAAGCAGACCCGGAAAAATTCTTTCCGATAGAAAACGTACCCGTTGGATTTTGAGTATTAGTATTAGCGGCGCTGTAAGTTTGAGCGCCTGCTGTAAATATCTTTAACACACCAGAAGTCCGCACTACAGCTATGTGCGTCCAAGTACTTGTGTTTAATGCCGTTGAAGATAACTGCGTTCCGCTAGCATCATACCAATAGGGTTTGCCATTGGTATCGGTAAATAAACCATATGCTGTTTGTGTATCTGCGGATCTAGCATCAAAAATAGTTTTTGAAAGTGCGTTGGTTAAATAAACCCAACATTCAATAGTAAAGTCGCTTGTGCCAAAACTAAACGCAGCGTTATTAGGGGTTGTAAGGTACCCCGAAGAAGGAGCAAAGTACCCAGACCCGTAGGACGATGGCCCACCAGTGAACGGTGTGCGTGTGCTTGCCTGTACCGCACCTACGGCAGTGATTGGGAAAACGTTGGTACTTGTGTCTTGGTTGAACTGCTGGGCGCTATCCCCGTGCAGGAGCATGGAGACGAAAGGCCAGTAGGGGTCAGTAGGACCAGAACCACTAGATGTAAAGTATTCTTTAAAAGAGGATGTGAACATTTTTGTGACTACACCATATTTGTCAATGATGTCAGGGTAGGATGGTTGAAAGACACCCGTTGGACCTTGTACGGTGATAGCCATTTTTGTTACACACCCATAATGATCTGAACCGTACCAGATACCGCAGTGACACTAGCACGAACATATCGCCAAGGTGCAATGGTAGTGAACCCATCAGTAGTAAGAATAGCAGTCAGGGTAATGGTTCCCATAGTGATCCAGTTAGAGTTTGTACCAACAAAGGTAGCATCCTCATTAGACACTTGAATAAGAACCGTAGCTGTACCAGCAGCAGTAACAATAGCTTGGAAAGAACCGTAAGGACTTTCCTTGTAGACTGGTGTTGAGTTGGCAACAGATGCTGTAGACAGCACACTACCAAAAGCAAAGTAGCGGGGTTGTTCACCGCTCTTAATTCGGACATTACTCATTTCAAACTCCTATCTTACTTACGGTTGCATGTTATAAAACTTTAACGAACAATTTCGTTAGCAACAAGAACGTAATCAGTGTTCAAGTTCTCCGTACCTACTGGAGTAATTTGAAACACAGGGCTAAGATAAGCATTGGTAACAGTAAAAGCATTAGTAGCACCTACTGTAATGTTTGAAATACGAGCTTGAACTACATCATCTGAGTACACATACAAGTCTGTGCCGTCATAGTAAAAACCAACATCAACATAAGTCCCAGCAACTACAGCAGTAACTGCTGCATCCAAGACAGTAGTTGTACCGTTGATGACAGACACAAGGTCTATATTTAGCTGTGATGCAGCTTTACGAAAGTACAAACCGTCTGCTGTAATAGCAGCATTAGCCGTATTCAAACCAAAGAACATAGACATAACACCAGTTACTGCTGATGCACGAATACGTTGTAGGAACCAGAACTTATTTCCTTGGACAAATTGAAAGGCAGTAGCTGCACGAGTCACAGCAGATGCTGTAGCAGACGCTGGGGTTAGAACCAGCGTACCACCAATACCAGCAGCACCAACACCAAGTGCAACAGCACCACCACCAGAAATGGTATATCCAGTAGCAGTTCCACTGTCAAAGAAATCGTTAGAGTACGTTGTGACAGCAAGACCAGTTGAACCACTAGTATGGTACGGATCAGGGAAGGGGTAGTTGCCCAGAGGGGTTGCGGCAGTTACGGTAGTAACACCGCTTAGAAATCGGGTAGGTGCTGACATGATAGAAATCCTTTGACGTTGTTAAAAACACAACGCTCTACATTGCATAGAGCGTCATTGGATGTTTGTATTGTACTACTAACACTTCTTTTTAGAAGGAGTCTTGCTTGGTGTAGGCATCTTACCTGGGTTAGGACGTTTGCCTTTTTCTTTCTGTCGTTCAAAGCTCATGCTTGTTCTCCTTATTTAGAAAAACCCCCTCCTTGTGAGAGGGGGCTTGTTACTAAGAACAATCTTAAGGACCATTGACACCAAAGACTGCACGAGGATCAGACCAACCGAACGAATAACGTTCGTAGCCTTTAGCCTTGGCATTCATGGTATCAAAATCATTGTCCATGTCAAAGGTAATTGCATGACGATCATAGTACTTCATGCCCGTGCCACCAGGGATGGTGTTACGGATAAACCAAGCATGGGGTGCCGAAAAGTAATGGTTTACTTTGAAGCCACCAGGAAGGTAGTTGCCAGAATTAATGACGTTGATGTCATTGTTGGCATTACCAGTTTGGTACGTAGAGTTTAGAATGCGTTGAGCATTAAACAGTTCTTGACGAGCAATGTGAAGACTATTAGGTTGAATAGCGACCACCAAACCACGGTCGTTTTGCAAACCCATAATAGCAATCACAGCATCTTCAAGAGCAGCTTCGCTCAAATCAACATCAACGGCAGGCTTGTTAGCCCACGTACCACCAGTGGTGTTAGTGTGTGCTGTTGAGCAAAGCTGAACACCATCACCACCCTTGTAAGTACTGTTGAATGCGCGGTTGTAAACGTTAGCAGCAATATTTTCTTTCGTTTGACGGAAAGACATAGCCAACGCAGCAGCACGCTTCTTGGACACCTGCTCATACAGGTTGTCGTCCATTTCTTCCTTGGTAACAATGTAACCCATAGCATACGCAATGTGCGTATAACGAGTTACAAAGCCTTGGACTTCAGAGTCATACTGCACCCCAGAGCCTTCAGACTTAACTGGCACCAAACCAAAGCCAGTCATTTGAACGTCTTCCTCATAGTTTTGATTAGAGGTATCCTTATCAAAGAGGTCGCCATACTCTTCGGGATGTTCGTTGTAAGTCTGACCCCACCAAGCCTTAATACCGGGCCATAGTGCTTTGGGGTGTGAACTGGTTGAGATAATTCCAGCCATAATCTATTCTCCAATTATTAAATGACAGCAGTACCAGTACCGGCACCGTAGACATGATTGTTAATCTTAACCAGCAACTTTGCATAAGCAGAACCCGGACTGTTATCAATCCGTTGGGTAAAGCCCATAAGCTTCAAGTTAGAAGTGGTGCCAGCCGTAAGAGTAGCAGCAGTCACTGTGCCAGAGTCGCTATAGGTAGTTGCACCAGCAGCAATAAGGAAATTAGTGTTTTGACCAATATCCGTTACAGCAGTAGCAACAGTCTGACCATCTTGAATCTCAAAGATCAAGTTTGGATCATCAGCAACAAGGGCGTACTGAACAACAGTTGCGCTAACTGGAATGCTACGGACAGTCAAGTCAATGTTGGTAGCAACCAAGCTGACGCCAGGAGGAGCAACAACGAAACCAACCACAACACCAATAACTGCTGAACCAGCAATACCAATAGAAATACCAGCAAGACCGTTAGTGTCTGCTGAACCACTAAGGGTAACTGGATCACCAATGTACATTGCTGCACTACTGACAGGAACCGAGTACAACCGAGCTTGCCCAGTGTAGGGTGCCCCGTTGAGATAACTAACAGGCTTTAGACCGCCTGGGCGATTTGTGTTTGCCATTTAATTCTCCAATATTAAATTTAAGTGATTTTGATACCACCTGTAGGAACATAGAATCCAGGATTATCTCCAGTGATCTTGCCCATACGAATAGCAGCATCAATTCGATTGTTTTTAGCCTGAAGGTCGGCTTGATCTTCCTCGTACCATTCTTGCCGAGTCTTCATCAGGTATCCATACTGCTCAGTTCCCTCTGCACGAGGGTTAACCAGATACCTAATCCTTTCTCCAAGGTCACCATTGCGGCTAACCACATTCTCACTCACACCACCTACTTCCGTAGGGGTAACAAACTCATAACCGCTATCTACAGCTTCTTGAATACGACCTCCAGTATCCGTAAAGATGTGAAGATGGTATCCGGGGATTTGATCCCTAACCCCTAGCTTAGCTTCAGTGCCGTTAAACACATTTCGGCGTTTACGAGTTGAACCGTCCAATGCAGGAGCTGGTGCATTTCGTTTTTCTTGCTTTTCGAGAAGGCGTTCAGCCCTCTCTTCATAATTTAGAGCGCGAGGCATATTAGTTTTCCTTTAGTAGTGTGGTTAAGAACTTAGTTCCAGTCGAAGTCTGCTACATAAGATTCTCGGGTCATAAGCTTTTGCTTAACAAACCGATCACAAGCAGCTTTAGCTTCAGGAGGCAAGTTGTCATAGCTTTGAGCATTGCTGCTTCCCCTGCTTTGACGGCCTGATCCTGACTCTACAGGACTACTACCAGAATTCTTTTTCTTGTTACCACCAAACTTATTAGGAAACTCTTCTGCTATTGCCTCATCTAGTTTATCAAGAAAAGGTTGACCTTTAAGACCAGGAAACTCTAGTCGGAGGCTTTCACCAATACCGTTAACCATGCTAGTCATGCGACGATCTTGCCCAAACCAAGTGTTGCGATCCAACCACACTTGCAGACCGGGGTCAATACTTGTTGAGGTATCTTCTACAGGCTCTTTCGTAGCAACAACATCTTTAACAGCTTGCTTAGCTTCCTTGAAGTTTTCCTTAGCCTCATCTAACGCATCATCAAGAGCGTTAACTTTCTGACCGTCACCATCACTGATGGCTTGGGCACGACTTTCTTTAATATCTTGAATACGTTTTTCGTAGTCAGATGCCTTACGTTCGTAAGACTCCCTCTGGAACTTCTTGAACTCTTCTGCTGCTTCACGAAACTCTTTGAGCTGTTCTTTTGTATTGTTTAGATCTTTGATTAGGTTCTCATTGTTCTTACGAAGAATGGGAAGAATCTCACGACCACGCTTTACAAAGGTATCAGCATCAACCCAGTCAGACTCGTTACCTCGGAACCTTTCCTTGGGAACCCATCCTTGGGATTCAGCTTCATGTCGAACATCAGATGCTATCTCATTGGTGACACTATCTTCGGTGTTCATATCTTACTCCTGTATTTTAAAAGTTGTCAAGTCCTGGCTAGGTAGGGATCTACAAGGTCTACATCGGCATCTAGAGTACCTGTAACATCCTTGTCGTTGATCATCCGGTACTGACAACCATCTTTACCTAGGTAAAGTAGACCAGCGTACTTGGCAAAGATCACCTTGTCACCAACCTTACACCACGGTTTAGATTCATCAGAAAAACACTGCTTACCCATAGCAACGACAACACCAGTGGTATTACCCATCTGTTCTCGTTCCTTACTGGTGTCAGTAGATAGGATGATCCCACCTTTAGACATTTGCTTAACTTCTTGAGGCTTAATAAGCACTCGCCAACCTACAGGATTAATCCCAGATTCATTACTCATTTGTTTTACAACCTTACTTAGTTACTGCTAAACAGATCTTCGTACTCAATGCCAATGATGACTGCAATAGCTCTACATCGACCTTTTACTTCTAGCTCATTGTCAAACGCATCGTTGATCAAACCTTCTTTCATGGACTCCCTATCAGCAAGAAGCGTCTTCATAAGCTTCTTAGTAACAGGGTGATGCTTCCATTCTTGAAAGTTTTCTTCGGTAACTGGCTCAAACAACATTCACACACTCCCTTGGTTAAAAATCTTCTTACATCATCTCTTCTTCCCCTGGCATTCCCATTACCATAGGTGCCTGGGGTTGTTCTTGTTGCTGTTCTCCCATCATAGCGGAATAAACCTTTTGCATAGTCTGGATAGAACTCAAAATACCTTCTCTACGTTCACGTTGTAGACCAATTTGAGAGTTGATCTCTTGGAGACGCATTTTTTCACCTTCAGTAGCAATGCCAACTTTAATAGCTTCAGCTTCTGCTTTAAGTTTCTCAATCTTAGCTTGATTAAGTTCTGCTTCACTCATGAGTTTCAACAGACCCATCTTCATAGCCAGTTCAGATTCAGCCTGTTTAGCTTGAATCTTCATCTGTTCAAGCTGAATCTTAGGATTCTGAGGAGATGGTATAGCGTTTGGACCCTTTGGATCAGGAAGAATCTTATCAATGTTAGTAATCTTCATAGCTTTAAGAAGCGTGTACTCAGCTTCATAACGATCATACAAGCCCGGTGTAGCAGCTACTCGTTGAGCTATAGCATTAGCTTGTGCAACACGTTGAGCATCAGAAGTCACACTTGGATCAGCCGTAGGCATCACATCAGTCACAGGACCATCGTAATCACTAGCTAGAACAATACCCTGACTCTTAGCATTAGATACGTACTGCGTGTTATCAGTAACAAATATTTGGTTCAAACGGTACAGCTTACGGAACTCTTGCTTAAGACTACGGTGGGTACGTTTGAAGATACCGTTAAAGATCTTCATGCCCTGCTCTGCCATAGTGCGAGTAGTCTCAGCAGGAGTGTTCTGTCCAGGATTCTGTCCACTCAAGATGTCTACTGAGCCACCAATACGCTCCCCATAGTTGATCAAGAGGTTCAAGAGGGTGAACAAGACCTGTGATGGTTCACGAACAGGAAGGGGGACTATCCCTTTACGTAGGTCATCACCTGTTGTATCAACGTGCTTCCACTCCATTGGGTTGAAAGAATAATTACCACCACGCAACTTGATACCACGGCTAAGAAAACCTCCGGCTGTGTTTGCCATAGTTCCTGAGTCCACCAATTGATTAACAATTGTATTAATAGACTCGTTGAGAGGACCAAGAAGAACACCAAAACCCAGGTCATAGAAGCCTCCATCAGGAGAAGGAACAAACGGATACTTGGTGAAGTATTGTTCTGCCTTAATGCTAAGTACTACGTCCTTGTTGTTGCGTTCAATGTCAGCATCGGTATAGCGAGCTACGATCCGAGCAACAGTCTTGTTGTCCCTGCGGACATACACGATGTAGGGTTCAGCGTAACCATCATCATCAAAGTCAATGTGACAGTGTTGCTCAAGGATTTCAATGGGAGTACTAGTGTCGTTGGGTTCAGGAGGTGACATCCCCTGTGCTTTATCTTGTGCATTCTGAAGGCCATTGCCCATTGCTACAGACGAAAATGACTGTTGCCTACCTTCAGACACATCACACCATAGACCACGAGCTACACGCTCATAGATCTCGTTCTTAGACATTTGAAGGATATGGGTAACACGACTGGCAGTTTCTAGACTCTTGGTCCAGTAGTTAACCACCAAGTCTTTGGCTAGAACATTCTCCGAGATGTTGTGCTTACGGATAGGATCATAGTAGGTCTTCTTAAAGGCACAACCAATAATTGGCTGTGTAATAAGAACCTTGTCCATCTCCGATTCCCAGTCTTCATCTTCTTCAAGAAGCTGGTAGCTCATATGCTGCTCTACTCGGGTAGAACGAAGAGCACGAAGACCATCCTTGTCATCACCTACAACCCGACACTTGACGGGAAGATCGCTATCAATTAGAACAGGGTAACTACGAGCATGGTATTGAAGTGCAGCAATAGTAATCAAGGGAAACTTGATATTACTAGCATTAGGCCAAGGAAAGTTTTTAATCTCTGCAACTTGTAGAGCTAGCTTAAGGGAAGCTTCAGTACGTTTTTCCCAGCTACTACGAGAAATAAGATCGTTGTCAAAGTCTTTAACAATAGTGATACCAATAGTTGCCAAGTCTTCTTTACATAGAAGTTCAGCAATATTAGCCTCATACACGAGGTCATTGATGTTAAATTTATCTTTGAGTTTCATATCTTAGTACCCACAAGTAGTAGAGCGACCTTGGTTGTTGCTCATATTTTCTCGAATCATAAGTCCGTACTCTTCTTCCTCAAGCTCTTTTTCGGTTGGTGCTTCCCACATCCTATCGAGCATAAGACCTAAATAGGCCCAAGCATCCACTTGGTCATCATGCTTATCTCTAGGAAATCTTAGAAGCTCATCCTCAAAGCTTTGATACCAATCAGCGTCCTTATCGAACTTACAGGCACCGCTTCTCATACGAGCTTGGATGCTTCTAGCTCTAGTAAGTTTATCACCGCTTGGTTTTAGTAAGACAGTTGAGATGAACTCACCACGCTTAAGCATTTCTTCGTTGAGATATGGGCCTATAGCTTTCTGAATAGTACCTTGCTCAATTCCAAAAAGTACGGGCTTATAAATCTTTTGGAGCATCAAGATCGTATCAACAATCTCCAAAGCATCCATCCGTTGCTTGATCACATGCTTACAGTACAGCCTTCCATCTTCATCCATACCACCTACAACAAAGGCAGAGTAGTCTGCTCTTTGGGCTTGGGACACAGCTAGGTCACAGGTCGCATAGTACACCAACTTCTTTTTGCTGTCTTCAGGTTTCATAGCCACGAAGTCAGTCTTCTTGAAAAAGGTATCAGTAACATCCAGGGGGATGTTCAACATTTCTTGGGAGTATACATCTGCCAAGCCTTGCCTAACGTAATCTTCCTTCTGTAGCTTAAAGTCTTCAGCAGTCTTCATCTCAGGCCACAGAAGCAACTTAAAGTCATCTGTGTGTGCCCGGTACTTGACTGACCTCCAAGGAAGTCTATTAAGGGAGTATTCCTTTAGGTCTTCCTTGATTAGACTCTTGACACCCCTATGGCTGCTAAGCAACGAACTAGGCATTAGGTTCTCTAAGAGACTGTCTAGGTGAAGGATAGTCCCTACGATCCTGATCTTACCGCTAGAAGACACACAAGGGATAAGAGCACCATAGAACCAACGCTTGAACTTCATGCGTCGATCCTTGTTCATAACAATCTCATCGTTCTCCATGTCATCACCGATGATCAAGTCAGGACGAAGGTTAGCCCACTTCAAACCCCGTAGCTTCTGTTCACTGCCCTTAGCTTGTATACGGAAGGTATGTCCATCCTCCATTTCAACGATAAGATCATCCTCGGTATCCTTGGGGAAGGGTCCATCTTTAATACCAAACAAAGAACGTAAGTCATCATTGTCGAGTATCTCCTTCTTAATATCCCCTAGGAACTGAATAGCTTGAGACACAGTATCTGAAACTATCAATACATACCTAGACTCTCTAAAGAGAACTGAAGCTAAAGTATAGGCATGAGTTACTGCTGTACTCTTAGCATGATACCTAGGAGCAGCTATAGCAACTTGTTTGGCGCTACTAGTAACAAGTTCCCAGATCTCTTTATGA